CCGTGATCAGGGTGTTGAAGTTGCTGTTCTGGACGGCCATTAGCCTATACTCCCAAGTTTAATAAAATTTCGTCTTCAAGGTCGGAGATCCGACCCGCAAGAACGGAGTCAAGTTTTGCGTTCGTAACTGAGTTGTCAGCAGGCGTAGTCGTCGAAACAATTACGTCGTGTGCTGACATCACCTCGATGGATACTCCGCTTGGCGGAGCGGATGACATGGTCAGCGTTGTCCCACTCACCGAGTAATTGCTCTTCGACTGATATACTCCATCAATGAAGATGTTAGTATTATTTTCAGTAGCCTGAGACGACAAGGTAAACACTGTTGTCGAGCCGTCTCCACTTAGCTGCGTTATCCTAAACTCGCTCGACGCTTGAACTGGGGCAACGGTGGCCGCAGTGATTTCGATTTCTACGCCACTAGCAGGCGGGGCAGAGAACGTCAGCAGGTTATCGACAATTGAGTATGCCGTTTTGTTCTGATACACCCCGTCAAGATAAACTAAAGTGTTAGCTTCAATTGGCGACGTTGTAAGTGCGTATGTGATCGTAGAGCCATCTCCCGTAAAGGAGGATAAACTCAAATCTGCTGACGCCGTTGCCAGATCATTCATTATGGCGGCGGTAAGCCTAAGCTCTACCTTATCGCCCGAAACAAACGCACTGGCTGACGTTGAATCTTGCGCCCTAACAATCGTTAAGGCATTTGAATTGCGAGCCGTACACTTAACAATTTCTCTTGCTGTGTTAGCCGCAGTTTCGAGCGTTAAATAGAAGTAGTCACTAGCCGATAAAGCAGGAAATACAGATCCGTCTGCAACCGAAATGGATGTTGCAGAGCTAGAAGCATTGCCAGCTAATGTGGTCGATGCATTGTTTGAAAACTTAACAGCCATTTAATTCTCCGCCTAAGAAGCAGACACCTGCCATTGAATCGTCATCGCATCGGCACTTTGCTTATTCACCACGCTGAAAACAGTTCTGCAAAGCATAGTTCCACCTGAGCTGGCGTTTAAGATAGCCGCTTCAGTAAGAGCGCCGGTTCCGGTTCCAGCGGGGAAGCTTGCTGAGTAGGTGACTGCTGCGCCTGTAACGCTTGTAGACGTAAGTGCCACTCGACCAGCCTCTGCGCCAAGGGCGGAATCACTAGCCGCCGCCGCAGTAGATCCAGTACCCACACTCATGTGTGACATAACTGTAGCGGTTGCATCTTTCATACGCGATGCGACATAACCTTTGCCATCAGTAACCACTAAGTTGTCAATCTCTTGAACAACTTCATCGTTCAAAAGAACGGTCACTCGGCCTGTAAGTTTTAAAGTTTCGTTTATCATTTTCTCTACCTATTTAGAGTGTATGTGTTAAGTGCTGATGCATTTAGAACAGCGTTATTACCTAAAATCATGTTGTAACTAAATGTGTCGGTCATTCCGAAAACATTTGATTTGTTCTCTGTAAAGACAAGCCCACCGTTAAATAAATCATCGAGGGCAAAAGCATCAGAGAAAGATCTTTCAAAGGTTACCGTTCTATCAAATACATCTGACAACGGACTCCCGTCAGAAAGCAGCCTATCAATACTCAAAGACGGCGAGTCAGAAAGCGAAAACTGCTCTTCAATTATTCTTGCCGACTCAAACAGCAGGCTCTCTACAAAAGAAACCTGATCTGATTTACCTAGAGCTGGCGAAATAGATGCTGTATCTGTAAAGCCAAAGCTGTCAGCATAAGACCTGTTAATAAACAGAAGAACCGTTGCCGTATCGCCATAGCTCAAACTTTCGGCTAAAGCCTTACCGCTAATAATCGTGGTGGAGTCGCCAGTGCCAACAGTCTCTTCAAATGCTCTTTGGTGAACAATCGTAAAGACGTCTGTCATTACTACCTGATCAGTTCTGAAATATCTGTTAAGAGTATCTGCATCAAGCTTTACTTCAACGGCGGATATGTCTTGATATGTTGCAAGCAATTTGGCATCAACACTCGATGCCTCTGCTTTTAGTAAGCGATACGACGCCCTTGCATGAGCAATGACATATGTAATCTCAGACTTTGCGGCCATCAGTCAAAATCACTCCGAACCTTAAACTTAATTAAATCGTATACAGTTTGTATTCCGCCTGAACTAAAGGTGACTTCGATCTCACCCTCAAATGTTCCTGCTGAAGAAAGCGTTCCAGTCGGAAAGTCTGTGACGACCTTTCCCTCAGTACCCTCTGTGACCGTACAAGTTAAAGTTGATGCAACGGTTGTACTTCCAAGCTCTCTTATTCTCAATCGAACAGTGGCCCCCGTCACATTAATGGGTGCCCAAGTTGTACTGTCTGCGGTATCAAGTACCTGTCCAGCGGCAGCACTGTTGGAGTCTTTAAGCGTTAAAGTTAGTTCCGGTAACGTATCACCGGCCACTAAACTAATCGTTGTGGAATAAGCCATTTAAATAAATGCCCTCGGTTTGCACGTTAAAGAACCACCAGAGAATCCGTACTTAGCCTGCCGTATTGTTCTGCCAACTTCCTTCTCATACAAATCGCGGTTAATTGATCCGAAGTTTGGATTTGAGTAAGGCTGACCCGCCATCATTTGCAATCGGAAAAGAGTGCCATGAACTATTAGCTCTCTATACTCCAAGCCAATAGTGTCGGGAATGACAGTCGCTGACGAGCTGGGCTTAAGGCTGTAAAGGACTCTGAATGAATCATTTGCTGCCGGAATAGGAGCAACGTAAAACTCCTTGTTATCTCTCTGTGCGTAAAATCTAGGAGTACCTTTAGAGTTCTGGTCTCCAAGGCGTTTGATTAACTCCGTATAGCTAACCGGAGATAAAGCAGCATGGTCGTTATAGATGTCTACAATATGATTCAGCTCAGTTCCCGCAGGAATAGAAACCTCGTATTCATTAACGCCAGTTACAATCGCAACATACTCAGGCTCTGCTAAATAGATATCTGTCCGGCGGCAAAAGTCGATCACCGTATCTCTAACTGCTCTTTCAATTAAAAAATCTGGGCAACCCTGAACTTCGGGTCTGACGTATACAGCGAGATCGATAAACTTCATTATCCTCTAACTCCCGTCGGCTGCGGTGTTGTCGCCGCATCTGCTTGCGTCTTCATCCCTAGCGCGTTTGCAAAGCTTGAATAGTGCATCATGCTTCGCTCGGCATTCCCCGCAAACTCAGAGTCTTTCTGGTACGAGCGATACAGGATGTAGTCAAGTATTGCGTTACCATAGATATCATCTAGCGATATAACCGTCACATCTGACGAGAAATCACTAATGGTTATGTCGGCTGGAGATGTGCTGTAAATAAGCTCCAGCGAGTGTGTCCCGCTTGCCCCTTGAGGGTAAACGTAAAAATTCTTAGGATCAGCAGCATCGTAAATGTAATGCTCAATCTTATTAACGCCTGCCACCGACTCATGCCAGTTTGGTAGCGTCTCGTCTAGTATTCTTCTGTCCACTTGAGTGACAGCTCTTCCAGATACATTGCGCACTACCTGAACCAGCCGTAAAGCAATAGCAGGCAGGGTCTGCTTGCTACCGTCGGCTAATGCTAACGTAGTGTTAACCATATTGGCGTCGGGCCTATGAAGGACAATTTCTCTCTGCCCATCATTAAAAAACTTTAAAAGCTCACTGCTTGGAAAGCGCACCTTGGTGGCGTCCTGCAAGATAATGCTTGCACGATCTAAAACATCTACGACTTTAGTTGTCGCCATTCTCGCTCTCCTCTTCTACCCATTCAATTATCTGGAGATCAGGATTACCCGCAAACAATTCGTGATACTCAAAGATATTACCCGTAACTACATTCTTAACTTTGGACGGAATAAGAGTAGGAGTTGGGACTTCTGGCTCGTCTTTTAGAATCTCTAATCTGTTGACTTGATCTTGCAGGTCAGCAAGAGACATTCGTCGATCTAGCTTTTTGCCATACTCGACCTGAGCTTTATCAAACAGCTCGTCTTTCTTTGTCTTTGCGTTCATGGTTTCTCCGTTAAAAAACAGGGGGGCAATACCTGCTTTTAAAAAACAAGTACGCCCCTCTATTCAGTGGTCTATCTTAGTTCCACTTACCTACTACTAGTGCGTCTGGAGTAACGACCTTAGAGCCGAATACTTTCAGACCGCGTACTGCGTCACCAAAGGTAGCTTCTAGGCGAACAGTTTCAGTGTTGCTGAACTGAGACGCGAAGGAGATTGCTTTTGGGTGACCTGCTAGAACGTGCGAGTAGCCCGCATCTGCGCCAGAGGCTGGTGTGTGTAGCATGTTTGACTGGTACACAGTGAAACGATCTACCATGCCAACCTTACCGTTGCGTAGCGGTGAAGTAGAATCGCCAGTTAAGTACGCCTGACGCAATTCTGACTGCTTAAGCAGAGAGATCTGTGCAGGGTTCAAAACGATGAATCGACCTTCTTCAGGGATATTCAGGTTGTCCAAGCTAGTTGACATTGCGAGGATGTTAGCCAAAATATTTGAAGCAGAGACAGTAGTCTGAGAGCCGATAGTGGTGGCACCCGTAATTACGCCAGCCAAAACGTCAGTTTCAACAGCGATACGCATGCCTTCAGAGGCATCAGATGAAGCTTTCTCGATTAGATCGATATCAGCCTGAGCTTTAAGAACGTCATCAACCTTAAAGCTAAAGTACTTAGCCTTATCGATGTTCAGCTCAACCTTAGAGGTTGCCAATTCTTGGGTAGTGATACTGCCGTTATAATCGCCAATCGTTACAGAAGGAACTGTGCGGATAATGACTTTGTCGCCTTGGCCTGAGATCTCACCTTCATAATCGGTGTTTGAGATAGCGGGCAAAACTGACTGCTTGTAAAACTTGGCTTGCATTAACTTACTAAAGACTTCTGGGATGAAGTTTACTTCTGATGATGCGCCAGTACTAAATTGTGAAAAGGACATTTTTAATTACCTAAAAAACGTCTCCTCATATCCATTTGCCTAGAGAACAAGATTATTGGCGGATATTATTTGTGCCCATTGCCTCCATTATCTCTGCCTGATGCTCTTCAAATTGAGCTATAGGCATTCGTTTAATTTCGTCAACAGTCCAAACTTTTTTACCGCCTTCTGTTTTGGGCTTTCTTGCTTTCGGCATCTTCGGTTCTGCAACCGCTTTTGCCTTTGCTAAAGCCCGCTCTTGCGGCGTTTGTACTACAACCCCCATATCTGCTTTAAATCTGTGCAGCACGGTATTTACATCATTGGATGATCCAGTTTGAATCCACTGCTTTGTTGGTGCATCTTGCTCTTCAAGCCAGTTTAGCCAGTCTGCCGTCTCTACGAGATCATTGACATCTGGGTGTTCGGATTGAATTCGATCAAAGTGCGCCTCTGCAATTTTTTCGTTCTGCTCATCAACTTTGCTTTGTGCTTGCTGTGCTAAAGCTTCTTGTTGGTTGGCAATCTGTCCTTGCGTCCGCTCTAATTCGTCCAGTAAAGGAGCAGCTAAATCGGGATAATCTTCCCTTAGCTGACTCAACTTACTGTCATCTTTTTTGCGGTCATCAAACTCAGATTTTAACTCCGTAAGTGTTGCTAACAGGTCGGCATTTTGCCGCTTCAAGTCAGCCGCTTCTTG